TGCTCAAACAAATGCTACTGACTACAACGTTGGTCAGGGTATGCGTACAGACTCTGCTGAAGATCTAGGTGATGGAACTGGCGATCAGTTCAACCAGATGGCATTCAGCATCGAGAAAGTAACTGTAACAGCGAAATCTCGTGCGTTGAAAGCTGAGTACTCACTAGAGCTTGCTCAAGACTTGAAGGCAATCCACGGATTGAATGCAGAAGCAGAACTTGCTAACATTCTTTCTACTGAGATTCTTTCAGAAATCAACCGTGAAGTTATCAGAACTATCTACAACGTAGCAGAACCTGGTGCTCAAGCAAACGTTGCTACTACTGGTACATTTGACCTTGATACCGATTCAAACGGTAGATGGTCAGTTGAGAAGTTCAAGGGACTTATCTTCCAGATCGAGCGTGATGCTAACGCAATCGCACAAAGAACTCGTCGTGGAAAGGGTAACATGATCCTAACATCTGCTGATGTTGCTTCTGCCCTAACAATGGCTGGTGTTCTTGATTACACTCCTGCACTTAATGCTAACCTTAACGTAGACGATACAGGCAATACATTTGCTGGTATTCTTCAAGGTAAGTATCGTGTATACATCGATCCTTTCTCTGCTTCTGGTGGAGATCAGGCATCTCAGTACTACGTAGTTGGTTATAAGGGTTCATCTCCTTATGACGCTGGATTATTCTACTGCCCATACGTTCCTCTACAGATGGTTCGTGCGGTTGGTCAGGATACATTCCAACCTAAGATTGGCTTTAAGACAAGATACGGTCTTGTTGAGAACCCATTCTCTCAAGGAACTGCACAGGGACTTGGAACACTTACACGTAACTCTAACCGTTACTACAGAAGAGTTAAGGTTGCTAACCTTATGTAAGCTAGTTGCTTATATCTTCAAAAAGCACTCCTTCGGGGGTGCTTTTTTTTGTCTACATATGTTATAATAGTACTAAATGAGAACTTGAAGTGAAGATAGATCATCAACCATTATTTCCAACACCATTATATGAAATTACTGGATTGGAAATTGATAATGAGAAACTGGAGAAGGATATATATGAATTAAAAGAAAAGGATCCTGGTATAGAAAAAGGATATTCAAATCGAGGTGGATGGCATAGTACTCCACAAAAAAATAATGAAATTCAAGAAATTTTTAAACCAATAATTGATGCCTTTGGAAAAATATTCCCAGAAATGATATTCGATCCAAAAATATCACAAATAGATTCCTTGAGTATATGGGCAAATATAAATCCTAAAGGATCTTATAATATTACACATAACCATCCAAGATGTGATCTTTCAGGTGTTTATTATGTTAAAGTGCCAGAAGGAGAATCTGGTACTTTGAATTTTATTGATCCTAGACCTGCTCTAACTTATGGAAATAATTTTATAGTTGAAAGATATGTTGGCGGTGATTCTGTTCCTAGATTTCCTATAGTAGGGAATATGTATTTGTTTCCATCTAGTCTTGAACATAACGTAGGAAGTAACTTAACAGAAGAGGATAGAATATCAATATCATTTAATTTAAACTTAAGATGATAAATAGTTAAAAAATTAATAATGTCTGGTCCATTTGCAACACAAATACAAAATAGGAATTATCTATCTGGTATAGGTTTTAAGTTTAATCTTGCCAAGTACCCAAAGGTGGATTTTTTCTCAAATAGTGCTAGAATACCAGAGTTGTCTTTAGCAATTGCTACTCAACCATCATATCTAAAAGATATTGATATTCCTGGTGAGAAATTAACTTATGGCGATTTTACTCTTAGATTCTTAGTTGATGAGGATATGGAGAACTATATGTCAGTTTATACTTGGTTGAATGGGTTAGGATTCCCAGAATCTACAAAAGACTTTAAAGATTTAACTACAGATAAAACTGGTCAAAGAGAAATGAAAGAACAGTTTTGTGATGGAACACTTAGAATATTGAATAGTAATCTTAGAGAAGTTGCAAAGGTTAAGTTTAAAGATTTGTTCCCTATATCCTTGACATCTTTAGATTTTGATTCCACTAATGCTGACGTACAATATCTTACAGCAGAAGCATCATTCAAATACACTATATACGAATTGACCAGTTCTAAATGAATCTTGACAAAATTCAGGAAATGTGGGAGCGTGATGCTGTCATTGATCCTGATAATTTACATGATGAATCTTTGAAGATTCCCCAATTACACGCAAAGTATTATACAGTTTATAATACTATTACTTTATTGCGTGAAAAAGCAAGAGAACAATATAATAAAGTTAGATTAGAAAGGCACAATTATTATACTGGTAAAGCACCAGCAGAAGTTTATATTGAGGAACCTTTTGGATATAAGGTAAGAGAAAAAGATGCTATACAAAGATATATGGATGCGGATGAAAAAGTTCAAAAGATTGATCTTAAAATAAGATATTATGACACTTCATTAAAGTTTTTAGAAGAGATTATTAAAAATGTTTCTAATAGAACTTTTCAGATTAAAAATGCAATAGAATGGAATAAGTTCCAAGCAGGTATGTAATAAATACTTTATATTTCCTAATAACTTCATGGATCATCATTCTGGTGAGACTGATGAATGGGTAGTTGAATTTAAAATGGGCATCACAGAAACTAGGTTGCTCTACAAACATATAAACGATTCTTTGTATGGACCTTATCCTAAAAAGTCCATACATTCGATAGATGAACTTGCATATCTACGTGCATTAAAGAATAAATTGTTTGCGATAATTTGCGAATATAGTTATGATATGGAAGAATATGATAAATAAAGTATAAAGTAATTTTTGTTACGATGAAGCCAACTCCAAAAGAAAGCAAGAAGATCCACGAGAACTATGAGAAAGTTGTGGGACATCTTATTGAAGAGAAGTATGCTGTAGATGCTGAAGCAGCAGATAAGATTATTTCAGGTATGAGTCAGGAATGGTTTGATACCATCGTAGGATAATGTCAGCACAAGGATTTACAGATAACGCTACAAAATATACTATTGATTCTAAGGCAGTTGCTGCAAGTAGAAAAGCATTTGCAGCTGGAAATATTGATTTAAAAACTCACGTAAGAAATTTATTGGGTGCTAAATCTTTAGTTAAGTAGAAAAAATAAGTCTCTAAATAATCCTACGTTGGTATAGGATTATGAGTCATTTGATTATATCAAAGAAGAACGAGGTTCATCTGCACATAGAAGCAGAGGCACATGTGTATTATGAATTATCTGATCAATTTACTTTTGAAGTGCCTGGTGCAAAGTTTATGCCCCACTATCAAAAGAAACACTGGGATGGTAAGATACGATTATTCAGTACTCAAACAGGCGACATATATGTTGGACTATTAGATAGAATAGTTCAATTTTGTAAAGATCACGGATATACTTACGAATTTAAAGAAAACAAATATTACGGACTACCGTTTGAAGTCAACGATATGATTTCAAAGGAGGGTGTTAAAGATTATATGACTGCAATCTCTAAGCATAAACCTAGAGATTATCAGATTGATGGAGTATACGACGCTCTAAGACATAATAGAAAACTATTGATATCTCCAACTGCTTCAGGAAAGTCGCTGATGATATATGGGATTGTGAGATATTTCGTTGAAAAAAAGAAAAATACTCTGATAGTTGTTCCAACGACTTCCCTTGTAGAGCAAATGTATAAAGACTTCGCAGACTATGGATGGGATGTTGGTTCATATTGCCATAAAATATATGCTGGTCGGGAAAGAGAGACAGACTCTCAAGTTATTATTACTACCTGGCAATCTATTTACAAACTTCCCCGTAAATATTTTGAGAGATTCTCAACTGTAGTTGGGGATGAAGCTCACCAGTTTAAGTCAAAGTCACTTATATCTATAATGACTAAATTGGGTAATGCAAAATACCGCTATGGATTTACAGGAACTTTAGATGGATCAGAAACTCATAAATGGGTTCTTGAGGGATTGTTTGGACCTTCCTATAAGATCATTAAAACTGACGAGTTAATGAAGAAAGGGCATCTTGCCACTTTGGATATTAACGTGCTTCTATTGAAACACCCACCGAATAAATTTGAATGCTTTGAAGACGAAGTTCAATACATTATTGGTCATGAGAAAAGAAATCGACTAATTCGTAACCTTGCTTTAGATCTTAAAGGTAATACTCTTATTCTATTTGCAAGGGTAGAAGCACACGGAGAACCCTTATATGAGATGATAAATAGTAATGTTGTGGAGGAACGTAATGTCTTTTTTGTTCATGGTGGAGTGGATACCCAAGACCGAGAGAGAGTTCGAGAAATCACTGAGCAAGAGAATAATGCGATTATCGTGGCCTCGTATGGAACCTTTTCCACTGGTATTAACATCAAGAATTTACACAACATAATATTTGCTTCTCCTTCTAAATCTAGAATCAGAAATTTACAATCTATCGGGAGGGTTCTTAGAAAAGGTAATCAAAAATCTAAAGCTACTCTATATGATATTGCCGATGATATTAGTAGTAAGTCTAGAAAAAATTATACACTAAATCATTTAATAGAAAGAATTAAAATCTATAACGAAGAAAACTTTAATTATGATATTGTAAATATACCGCTTAAGAAATAATGGGAGAAGAATTCTACGGAGTTATAAAATTAATAACAGGAGAAGAAATTTTCGCTATGATTACAGTAGAAGAAAATGATCATGGTAATCCAGTTATTTTAGTCCAAACTCCTGTTACTATGAAAGTATTGAGTAATGGTCATGGACAATATGTAAAAATAAAACCTTGGTTAGAATTAGCTGATGAAGATATGTTTATTATTAATTATGATAGAATTATTACTATGACTGAAGTTAAAAATAATGAAATGGTTACTTTTTATAAAAGATATCTAGAAGAAGATGATCTTGATTTTGAAATAGACGGTAAAGTTAAACTACAAGAGGGTATGGGATTTATATCAACTGTAGAGGATGCTCGTAAGAATCTTGAAAAGATCTTTAATATACCTTTTAATAATAAAGAAAGCTAAACCCATCTCATCAACCCTTACAGAGTTATTGTACTGATATTATGTTACCTTGTCAAGTCGAGTAAATAATGTTATAATATAAACAATTATTAAACAGGGTATATTAATGTTATGGCTAAGAAGAAATCAGAACATTATGTAAATAATAAAGAACTCTTAGCAGCGTTAATAGATTATCGTGCTGAAGTAGCTGTAGCAAAATCAAAGGATTTACCTAAACCCCGTATTAGTAATTACCTTGGATCGTGTTTTTTAAAGATTGCTACACACCTTTCATACAAACCAAACTTTGTAAACTATATGTTTAGAGATGATATGATCTCTGATGGTATAGAGAATTGTGTACAGTACATTCATAACTTTGATCCTAATAAGTCTAGGAATCCATTTGCATACTTTACTCAGATTATTCATTATGCTTTTCTAAGAAGGATTCAGAAAGAGAAGAAGCAATTAGAAATTAAGACAAAGATAATTGAGAAGACTGGATTTGATGAAGTGATGGTAGTTGATGATGGAGCACTTACTGGTAGTAGTTCCGATTATAATACTATCAAAGATAATATTCAGTATAAGTCTGGTAATAGATGAAGATAGCGATAATAACGGATCAGCATTTTGGTGCTCGTAAAGGATCTAAACCATTTCATTCTTATTTCAAAAAGTTTTACGATAATGTCTTTTTCCCATATTTGGAAGAACACAAAATTGATACTGTTATCGATATGGGTGATACCTTCGATAATCGTAGATCTATAGATTTATGGTCTATTGATTGGGCAAAAGAGAATTACTTTGATAAACTCCAAAATATGGGAATAACACTTCATAGTGTTGTTGGTAATCATACTGCTTATTATAAGGATACAAATGAAGTTAATACTATAGATCTTTTATTAAAAGAATATACTAATATAATAACCTATTCAGAAACAACTTCTATTGAAGTGGGTGGATGTAATATTCTTCTTGTTCCTTGGATTAATGAAGAGAACAGGGAAATGAGTTTGGGACTTATTAAGAAGTCAAGAGCACCTGTTTGTATGGGACACCTTGAGTTGAATGGATTCGTTGCTACTGCTGGTCATGTAATGGATCACGGTATGGATATGGATCCTTTTAAGAAGTTTAAAAAGGTTTATTCTGGTCATTATCATACAAGATCTAACGTTGGTAATATCTACTATCTCGGTAATCCTTATGAGATGTTTTGGAACGATTGTGAAGATCCTAGAGGATTTACAATATTTGATACCGAAACACTAGAGCAGAAACCAATCAATAATCCATATAGATTGTTCTATAAAATTTATTATGAGGATCATAACTATAAGTTATTTAATACGAAAGAATTAAAAGATAAAATTATTAAATTAATTGTAAGAAAGAAAACAAGTCAAAAACAATTTGAAAAATTTATAGATAAATTATACTCTACTGGAATACAGGAATTGAAGATCATAGAAAATTATGTTCTTAATGAGAGTGAAGATTTTGTAGCAGAAGAAGATGAGAATACGATGAGCACTTTGAATCGGTATATTGATGATTCTGATTTTGAGTGTGATAAAAATATAATTAAGGGTATACTACAGAAAATCTATGCAGAGGCTTGCGAGGTTGATTAATGTACCTCCTTACTTTAAAAAATTCTTCTATGGATGGTGCTTATGCTGTTGCCAATAAGTATGGGGAAAATGTATTATTTTTATTTCAAAAGGAGGATGATGCTGAAAGATATGCTATGCAAATTGAAGACCAAGAAAATAAAGCTATGTCAGTTGTAGAGGTTGATGATAACCTTGCAATTATTACGTGTAGACGCTATAATTATAAGTATGCTGTGATTACTCCGAACGACATCGTTATTCCACCAAAATTGAATGATAATATTCCAGAAAATTAGATGGAAAAATTTCCTTAGTACAGGTAATCAGTTTACTGAGGTTGATTTTCAACAGAATGCAACAAATTTAATTATTGGAACAAATGGAACTGGGAAATCAACTGTGCTTGATGCCCTTACTTTTAGTTTGTTTAATAAACCTTTTCGTAAAATCAATAAGGGACAGTTGGCAAATAGTACGAATGAGAAAGATTGTCTTGTAGAAGTTGAATTCAGTATCAATAATAAAGAATATATTGTAAAAAGAGGAATAAAACCTAATCTTTTCTTAATAATTGTAGATGGAACTCCTATGCATAAGGAGGCAGATGATCGTGTAATGCAAAAAATGCTTGAGGAGAAT